CAGGTTAAACAGCTTATCGACAGAAAAATTGATAAGCTGCGAAAAATCGTTCGCAAAACAACCGAAGCGCTTTCGCAGCAGTCATTAAGCGGCAAGATTTCCTACGCGATCCGTAATGCGGACAATACTCTTGATGTTTATGAAGTAAAATTCGGCGACATCAAAAAAGTACCCATTGCAAAAAAATGGAACGCCGCAGGCATTACACCCGGCGAGATCGTTGTAGATATCGGAAACATCATCAGCGACTTGCAGCTAACATCAGATGGAACCGATATCGTTTTCCTTACAGGAAGCGATGTTTACGCTGCGCTCGTTAATGTTGCAGCGCAGAATAAGAACAGCGACATCATCAAGGTTATGCCTGATCATATTCTTATTGGTAACGCGAAATTCGTTATCTGCAATGCAATGTATTACGATCACAAAACCAAGGCGAACGTAAAAGCCATCCCTGCGAAAACCATTAAGGCAGTCGCGAAAGATGATGCTTTCAGCCTCGCGTACTGCGCTCTTGATTCATTCGCGGCAAGCCATGCCGGGTTACCGTTCTTTATCGACACTGTCGAAGAAAAAGATCCGGAAGCTTTAAAACTTATCGCGCAGTCACGCCCGATGCCGATCCCGAATGTTGACGCAATCAGGGACGCGGAGGTATTGACATAATCATGGAAGAGCTGTCCATTGCTTCGCAATTGGGTATAGGGGACATTCCTTCCGTGACACCTCCGGAATTGGAAGCCGTTATGGCGACATTCAATCCTTTAGGGGATCCAATTACGCCGGAAGAAGTTAGGGCAAGGTTATCTGAAAATCTATACGAACAGCTCTCTGACGGATCGGATGATACCGTCTGGGGAGCGATCTCCCGGGCGGTAATCTATATGGGAACTGTCCTTCGCCGTTTAAACGTACCGTATAACTTTAATGACAGTGTTGTACGTGAATGTGTGTTGATACATACCATCTACGAACTGCACATTGCATTAGGACATCAGGAAGCCGGGAAAGAGTACCGCATTAAAGCGCGTGATATTATCCGCGCTGCATGGGGAGATTTTCCCGAAGCCGATACGGAGCCTGAAAAAGGAACGGCTGCCGCTGTAGCGAAACCGCCGCCGCGCAAGGGTTTTAAAGACGCATGGCGTTAGAAGCGTTAGACAGGCTTGCCGCGTCTTTAAAACAGCCCGGTAAACTTGAAACAATTGGCGGCATGGCTGTGGAGATGATTCGCAGCAAGATACATAGGGGCGAAGGCTTTGCGCCGTTGTCTCCTGCGACTGTAGCGTATCGAGGACAGGGACGACCGCTGCAAGATACCGGAGCGTTACGCGATTCAATCACCTTCAAAGTGATTGATGAAAAAACAGTAAGCGTTGGGACAAATAATCCTTATGCTGCTGTGCATCATAACGGCAAAGAAATTCATGCAAAGAAAGAATGGCTGTGGATTCCTGCTGCAGGTGTGCGAAAAAGAATGAGAGCGAAAAATGGCGGTTATAGTCCGACAGATGTTTTAAGACAAGTAAAATCTGAAGGTTATAAAGTTTTTCGCAAAGGTAGAACAATTGTTTACCGCGATAAACAAAGATCGCGTAACGAGAAAGGCGAACTTGCTTANANGGATCACGTTCTGTACTACTTGGTAAAGTCGGTAAAGATTCCGCCTCGTCCGTTTTTCTTTNTTAACGATCNTGANATGCAAATAATTATGAAGGAGGTTGGAAGTGCGCTTGAACAGCTTTGATGCTTTAAATGCATTTGCAGAACAGCTTAAACGCAATATTGGCGGAGAAAGTTTTAAAACAAAAGTTGTTATTACGCCGTCTTCGGTTAAAGAACCGGGTGTTGTAATAAAAGTTAGCTTGCTTAAAACATACGTCCTTAAAGAACCTCCTGCGGCAAAATCAAGCAGAACGCTGCGGGTAAGAGTATCCGTCGCAGGAACTGTGGAAAGCATGACAGGTCTTAAACAGGCAGTCGAAGCAATCGAAGCTCTTGATCGTTATTTGATGTCAAGTAATCTACGTCTTGAAGTACCTATTCCTGCAGGCAAGAGATGGCCGGTAGTAAACAGCCGTATTATCCAGCAGGTCAGCGAAGAAGACAGTTTTATCGACAGTCCTGATTCTATCGCCGTACAGGATGTACAGGATGATCGAATCGTAATAATAACATTTCCTTATGAAACATAGTTTCATATTCGATTTTATTGTGCGGCTATACAGCCGCACTAAATATAAGTTATCAAGGAGAGGATTAATGGCTATTCACAAAACAAAGTACGAGACCAAAAACGGAAAAATCCGAAAGGTCAAAAATGGTAAAAGCGGAACTTCAAGCGCAAACCAAGGGTTTGAAGCTTCCCGCGGAGCGGCGGAAATTACATCCGACGCGGATAAAAATAAAAAAGCCGGATTATCCAACGGAAACTCCGGCATACAGGGGGCATAAACATGTCAGAAAAAAATTACAAAGTTCTGATCGGCGATGACAGCATGATCTTNACAGGCGATCTTNGCGATANGGAATTTGACGGAGACAACGCCAAGACAATTTCCGAAATAACAGCGCTTCANGCGCCGGCNGATATCGGACGGCTCATGATCGTCATTACTGCCATTGGCGCAAATTCAATTTTTCCTAGAGGTCTTATTNCAGGTGATTTATTTCCTGCTTTAGGAAATGAAGTTCCAGAAGAGGGCGATAAATTCCGCGTTCTATTTTTAACACACATTGCAGACGCGTCAAGCTGGAATCTCTCCATCACGCAGGGCGAAATCGAAGTAACGCGTTTGAATGACAAATTCAGAAAATACCGTCTGGGTAAAAAAGACGCGCAGCTTTCTCTGTCATCAATTTTCACAGTCGGCGAATCTGATCAGCCGGGCGGAGTTATTAACCGCTCAATGAAACTTGTTAAGCAATCATCGGACGGCACATACACTGTCAGNGATGAAGCAAACCGTTCGCTGTACTTCCTTGGTTATGCGAATAAGGCTTCATTGCCNGGCGAGACAGATGCTTTTGTGTTCGGACAGATATATCTGTACAACGCAAGACTCGGCGGACAATCAGGCAGCGCACAGTCTTATGATGCGACAGGCAGGCTCACCGGTATGGATCCGGTGTTTTATTCTCTCGAAGAACAGGCAGCGGCTTAAGGAGTAAATATGAAATTAACAATATCCAAAGAAGAAATTTTTATTCCAACCTTCAACAAAAACAAAGATCTGTCTGAAACCGATCAGATAAGAGTGCGGTATCGCATACCAACAGTGGCGATTAAAAACCGCTGCCGCAGAAGACCTCAAGCTAAGGCTATCGCTTCAGGCACCGGCGGCATTGATCGCATGGAAATCGCAATCGAAAAAGACGAGCTTTCAACGTTAAATGAAATGCTTATTTCTATTTCCAATTGTTCTTATGAAAGCGACGGGAAGGAACAAAAAATAATCAGCGCACAGAATCTAATCGACGCGCCGCTTGTTTTTGAACCGCTCTTAAAAGAAATCGTCAAAGAGTTTGATCGAATCCTTGATGAATCCGGCATTGACGAAAAAAACTAAGGATTGCTTACCGGGTATACCGCGCCGGTAAGCATAATNCAAGCGTACGTCCGGGGCGTAATATTCCCTGGAATACGCAGGTTAAAGATGAACGCGGTTTTGATGTNTTNATTTCGGTTAAAGATGCGCCGTCGTATATCACCGAAGAATTTTGCGATGCGCTAGACGTATTTTACATGTGTGAAAATCTTGGATGTCTGCCGTTTGCAGGCGGATGGGCGCAGCAGCCTGAATGGATAACACAAGCGTTATCTGTTTTAAAAGTCGAGCGCTGGAAAGCAGACGAGGAAGAGCGCAAAGCAAAACAACAGGAAGAAGAGGACCGTAGAAAGTATGTCGGATAAAACCCTAGAGTTACAGATAAAAATCGCCGCGGAAGAAGCCGCACGTATTGTGTCCGGACTCAAGGATGATTTAAAAAAACTCTCCGAAGAAGCTATGAAATATGCCAAAAATAACGGAGCGGAATTAAACAAATCTTTTAAGGAAGCGGAATCTGCCGCAAAGGATACAGCTAACGGTATAAACGACATAAAAAGGAATGTAGGCGACTTAGCGCAAGCTGCGGTAGCAACAAAGGTGTTATCATTTGTTAAAGACTTGGGAGCTTTCGCTTTGCAAACCGCAGATAACTTTAATACTGCCAAACAACAATTCGGAATACTGTTAGGTGACATGGAAGCTGGCGCTGGTTTGTTCAACGAGATTAAAGCTTTTAATGACGTAACGCCTTTTGATCTCGATACCCTTACCCAGGCGACAAACGTATTGGTTGCCGCTAAAGTACCGCTTGCTGACTTGCAAAATCAGCTGACAAAATTCGGCGATTTATCGCAGGGTAATTCACAACGGCTAACAAGTTATGTACATGCTTTTTCTCAAGCTGCCGCTAAAGGCAAAGCCGATATGCAGGTGCTTAACACATATCTAAATCAGGGCGTTCCAATACTGGATGCTCTTGCAAAGAATTTTAGCGTAACTACTGCAGAGATAATGGAGATGTCCAGTAAAGGACAAATCAGTTTTTCGGATTTTTCCAAAGCGTTAGACGATCTTACAGCCGCAGGAGGACAATATTTCGGCGGTATGGAACTCGCTTCAAAAAGCCTGGCTGCGATGCAGGAAGGTTTAAGCGAAGCTGTGAAAACATTAGGCGCTTCATTCGGAGAGACGTTATTACCGCCGGCTATTGCGGTTGTGGACGCGTTAACGAAAATTACAAATGCAATTAATGAAAGTCCAATATTAAAAGGTATGCTTACCGCAGGTATTATTACGCTTACCGGATTACTTGGCGCAATGGCTGTAAAAACATGGGGAGCATATGCCGCGAAAATGGCTTTGAATCTTGCACAGGCTGCATCCAATCCTATTCTGCTTGCCGCAACTGTAGCTGTTGCAGGGTTAACTGCCGTTTATGTAGCTTATTCATCGGAGCAGCAAAAAGCAGCACGGGAAACAGAAAATTTTGCTCTGGCAATGAAAAAACAATCAAATGCATTTAATGAAGCAGGCGGAGCCGCGCGTTATTATGCTGATGCTTTTAATAAAATAGTCAACAAAGATGATATTAATAAAACAATCAGAGAAATAAGTATAGAAATAGGAACATTAACACAAACTATTAATAAAAAACAAAACGAGCTAGAACAGCTTCAAATTACATCCAATAACGACGATGTAAGGAGAGCAAGTCGTAATAATCTTCTGGCATTTCAAAGGCAGCAAGAAGAATTAAAAGCAGAAATTAGTCGTATGACAACAAGATTAGAATTTGAAAAAGCAAAGTTAAGAGCTGCGCTGGAAGGAATGCAAATATACAGCCAGGGAATGAATGAGATAATGGAAGAGCCTATTTCTGCGCCAGTAATAGACGATAGTTTTACACAAGCCGCGGAGAGATGGTTAAAACAATGGCAGGATGAATACGCCCGCTTCCGTGCGAAAATATCAGATGATCCGTTTGCGGAAATTAATCTTGATCTTAAATTAAAACTTGATGAAGCCGCTTTTTATAATGCAAACGCAGGAGTAATAGATCAAATAAACGAATATTACAAAGCAGAGCGCAGTAAAATAATGCAGGAACTTAAAGATGAATCAGATAAAATTCAAAGAGAATTAACTAAAACAAAAATAGATGATCTTCAATATGAATATGATGAAGAAATTAAAAAAATAAATAAATTAGAAATGCAACGAGTTATAGCCGCCGGAAATTCTGAAGAAGAAATAGCTGCTATTAGAGAAAGGTTTGAAAATATGCGCAGAGATAC